GCTCAATTAACCAATCAGTCCATTCATCTACAAACATTTTTCTTGAATTTAAATAACCTTCATGACCTGAAGTATCTATTACTGTTTTACTTTCTTCTAATACATCATCTCCCAGAGCACCAGCTGCCATAGCAGTACCACCAGCGGTAATGTAAGGATGTTTTTTAGCAAAGCCCAGTGCTTTAGTTAAAATTCCAGTAGGATCAGCACCAGGATTAGCAACACCTGGTACACCTTCTGCATATAACCATGGAGCTTTAGCAGTTAACATTTTTTTCCACCCTGCACCGCCTGCGCCATAACCACCCATCATTGGAGCCCCATAATAAAGAGCAGCTAAACCTGCTATTTTACCTAGCGGACTTCTTAATATCTTTTTGAAAGGTTTTGTTATACCTTTAACTGCCTTACCTACTGCTTTGAATGGATTAAATCCCATAATTTTTCCTTGTAATTTGTGATAGCAGGTTGAAGGGTAGTCCTGAAAACCCTAATCTATATGATATTACTTAATTTTTCTGCCTTCGTCAATGAATCTTCCACGATAAGCAAAGTCCCCATGATGAGTAATGTAGGCATCCACATTAGCATAGATCTTACCACCAAGAGCAGTCCATCTATTACAAAATGCGTAATCTTCCCCTATGAATTCTCCTGTTTCTTGGTTAAAATCAGTATCAAAAAAGTTCCACATCTCATCTTCTCCTGCCAGAATACCGTTAACTAAATGCTTTTGTTTAATAAGTAATTTAGGATAAGCTTTAGCCATTTTTTCAAAGACTTCTCTTTTAATTAACATACACCCAGCTGGTCCTTTTTTAATTTCTACTAAACCATCTACACTTTCAATATTATTTTTATCTGGAAATTCCATGCAATAATAGTAAGGACATTCTTCAATTGGTCTTCCACTTTTTTCTGCCATATCTCTGGCTTTATCCCAATTAACTGCTTTCATGGGATAAGGTGTAAGTACAATATCTTTATCTGCTTTTAACATCATAAGAATAGAGGTAGCATCAAATTCAATATCTGAATCAATGAATAAAAGATGTGACATTTTAGAATTTAAGAAAGATTGTACACACATATTTCTCCCTGTAATAATAATGGAAGATCTTACCATATGAAATTGAGGAATAATATTTTGTGACAAGCACAGACTTTGAAGTTCTAATAAAGATTTCACACAACTTAATTTAATCTCTCCCATGTTAGGAGTAGCTACAAACAAAGTATCTTTAAGGTGAGAATGTAATGTAGTGTCTATTATTTGGCTACCATTGATGGTGTTCTGTTCATACAATTTAACCTCAGGATCAAATTTATCATCAGTTAAAAAGCTATCATTTGCTTCCATCTTCATGGGGGAGTCCTTTCTGTATCAAAGCATTATTTAAAAAAGCTATCCATTCTTTAACTCTTTGATCCCAATCATAGAAGTGCATAAAATGTTGTCGTTGATTTTCTAATCTATTTTGAATATCTTTTTGAGGTAGTATTTTTTTAATATATTTAACATGCTGTGCATAATCTAAGGCCAATTGTTTAGGGTTCTTATTGTAGTTAACATAGAATCCATAGTCATGACATGTTTCAAACAATGCCCCAAAGTTAGTTACCAAGGGTATACATCCTGCGGCCATCGCTTCTATAGCTGAGTTACATGAAGTTTCTTCCCAGATCGAAGGGTAAGCAAAGATATGGCTATCTTGTAAAGCTTGGAATACTTCTTCTTGAGGAGCATATCCTTTGAAGTTAACATTCTTCATTGATTTTGCATGCTCATAGATAGGTTGATAATATTTATCATTAGCTTCTTTAAAAGAATCTCCATATATTTGAGTAGAACTATAAACATCTAGTATAATATTCTCATCTTTAAGAAAATGCATAGCGGCTAACAATACATTTAATCCTCTCCAAGGAGTAATGTGATGAATTAATTTTAAAGTTTCACCTTCTGTGTAATGTTTTTTAGGTTGCCAATTGAATTTCGGTAAGGCATTTTTAATAACAAAAGAACGAGAAGTAGGAATATCAAAATGAATCCTAAACTTTTCATAATTCCAATGAGAATTAAAAACATACCAATCATATTTAACATGATTCTCTTTTCGTAAGAACCAGGGCCTAAGGTTTGGTTGATCATAAGAATTTTTTTGCCATAGTATATTTAATTTACTTTGATCAATAGGATGTTTTTCTGGTACAGATGTAGTAATAGCAATCTTCTTCCAGTAATGTTTAGGAAGTCTCTTTCTAAGTTCTTCCAACTGTATCTCTGTTCCACCTTTAGCTTTCATTTGGGTTTTTTACTGTACCCCCCACTAAATCAATGTGTGGTGCAATAATAGTTACATCTCTCCTTATATGTTCTCGCTGGGTAGTAGTAGCTGGGTTATCTACATCATCGTCAGCTTCTTTATCCGAATTATATTCTTGATTGGTTTGAGTATTCCATAATTTAACAATAGTCTTTCCTCTATACTTAGGAACTTTTTCACCATTGATCATAGCATACCCTAAAAATTCACCTTTTTCTTCAAAACTCATTATGTTCTATCCTGTTCTAACACGCTAACAAATACATTAGCAGATGTTACTGTTGTTTGAAAGTGTAAAGCGTCTGATTCTTCTAACACTAATAGAGTACTTTCGTCTCCTTGAAGGAACTCTTTTTTGGTAGCTGCCGTAACTGACGATTCTCCTTTATAAACATAAGAAGCACTAGCACTATTATCATGTACTTTTAAAATCCAATTAGTAGCGGAACTTGGATGAGTATTATAAGCAGAAATAGATTTTACCAATGCTACATTTGCGGCTGGACAAGTATACACAGTGGTAATATCTGTGGTTGCTAGTGGTGTAATATTAATTTTATATTTATTAGCCATTTCTTCTTTTCTATTTTATACCTTAACTTGTAAATAAAGTAAAGGCTTCCATTTCATCCTTTAACTGTTGCTGATAAGTAGTGTTTAATTTTTGTACAATATTAACTACATTGTTTGATAAACCTTGTACATTAATTTGTTGAAACTCCGGTCCTAAAATATCTGTTACAACTTCAACTATCTTTGCCATTATCTTCTGCCTCCTGCATTAATATCTAATCTAAAAGTTCCCATTCTCCAACTCTCTCCTGTTCCTATATTCCCTATTTTCAACGCAATTTGTCGAGCTCGTTTTCTAGTCCAAATTTGGGTAGTACTGGTAGTGGATGCATAAGAAGTTGATACCGCGGCGGCATTAGGAAATGTTTTAGAATTTAAATAAACTTTAGCGTCTCCTGTTTGTTGACCAAAGTCAGGAATAATTCTACTTACTCTCATAATATATTCTCCTTGTCCTTGAATACCTTCTTGTCTACTGATGTCATAGTCTCCTGATTCTACATAACCTTGAATAGCTGTAGTAGTTCCATTAGCTTTAACTTGGTCGGTTCCTATATTATGCTGCCAAAAATAACTGGCTCCATTAGTAACTCCACCGACACTTGGGTAAGTAGGAGCTTCTCCTGTTTCATATTCGGTTGCATAAGGATTAGAATAAATTCCTTGTTGGACCCATGTAGTTCTATCTAAAGAAGATGTATACCAAATAGGTCTATCAGGAGTAGACTCTAAATAATTGTATGTAACTGATCTATCTACATAACTTGACCCACTACTACAATAAAACCACGTGACTTCACCAAATATATTATCTACCGCTGCATGAATTTGTTGATTAGCACTAGCATTAATATCTTCAAAGACATAATCTTCTACTAAACATAACATACTTTCTACACGACCGCCGGCAAATCTAAAGAAGCCGTTAGGGCCCATCCAATAAGCAATACCATCAATCTCTACGGCAGCATGTTGACTAGAAATACCACAGTTAGTTCCCACTTGATCAAATCCAAAAGTAAATGGAGGACCAATAAATCTCATAGTAAACATAGCTGTATCGGACCAGATATATAAAGCAGTTCTACCTGTAGTACATGCCATTAATTTAGAACCATCGGGTAAGGTTTGACTACCAGCTGTGTTAGTTGCGGTAGGGGTATACGTATTAATATCTTCTTGATCAGAAAATCTTACAAACATCTCATTTTGAGAAGTAGATGTTCCTATTGTTTCTTCGGTACCAATAAATACTAAGTGTCTATCTGGAGTAGATACCATCATATCTCTAGAAGCGGTAGGTGCTCCGGACACCACTGTTGCTCTTACTGACAGATTAGCGAATGAAGGATTCCATTCAAATACTTTTTTATTATGAACTAATGCTAAAAGTTTTTCTCCATAATTAGTTAATCTCCATTGACCGGGTTCAATAACTACGTGAGAAGAAGAACTTGCACTGCCCCAACCTACATAACTGGTTGCATCATACACTGTATCGCCAGCGGTGTGGGCAGCTCGTGTGCTTCCACTCGCTGCTCTAGTAATTCCTGTAATAGTATTAGTTCCTGTATTATT